AACTTATTTCTAACATCAGTCATAACATCTTTATACTCGAATATCCGTCTTACCCTGATACCTGTATCAAATCGAAAGTATACAATATTAGGGAGTACCGGAACTTCGTAGTTGTTCAGCATTTTACGAGGTTCTAAATATTTGAGAAGATCTATCTTAAACTCATTAACATATGATGTTGCTATATCAATGGGTGCCGATATAGTCTGACCTAAATCATCAGTCCAAGACCATGTTCCTAATGTTGTGTTAATGGTTCCCAAAGCAAATAAGGTGGTCAAACCTTTTTGTGGTATAACAGTAATGTATGTCTTATTATACTCCAGAACGTTTCCTGGGTTCACTTCTTGCTCTCCCCATGCCAAACCCCTAATAACATCAGAACGAGCCTCCAGGTGGTATCTATAATCTTTTCCTGTAATGTTTCTATATTGACTGTGAATATTAGATCTGGCACCTATTTTTATTTCTTCTATATTTTCTGGATTACTACCACCAATGGATGGTTCGAAATTGGTAAAAGTTAAAATATTGCTTGTAGGTACAGGAACACCTTTAGTAATATTTAATATGGATATAATACCACCATCAGTGCTAGTGACAGTTTTTATAGATATACCATTAGCTTGCACAACACCAGTAGATCCTAATGATTTTAAAATATTTACTGATATATCATCATTAGATTTTGGCACATTACGGGAAGAGTTGAACTGTAGCATATATCGTCTATACTTATCATATTTAAACATATACACATCATCACTATCACCCTGCAAATCTAGCAATCCTGATAAAATATCATAAAAGTCATTAACTCTCCACCATCTCTCATCATTTATCCAAACATTTATGGCACTTATGTTATATGGGTATGTACCATGATCATACTCATGGAACGGCATAATAATGCTGTTATCAATAAGATCTTCACCAGTATAGTTGAGGGTTTCTATAATACCCTGTCTCATATATATGTTGAATGTTTGAAGACCTTCCACTTCTACTGTATGGGTATATCCATCAGTAATAGTGTAATATATTGCCTCATCGGCATCTGTCTTGAGACCAGTGTTAAACATTTGCCATGGTTCAATATATAGCTGGTCACCGACCTCATAAGATCCCGACAATTCTACAGTAACATTGGTATATGCGGATACGTACCCTCTTGCTTCATAACCCTTTTGTTGGGCCAAACTATGAACTGTTTCATAAACAGAGGCCGAGTCCATATAGATATTCTTGGCCACCATATTAGTGTGAAAACTTGAGAAGTCGGCAAGATAACTCAATAACTCAAGAATCATGGTAATATTAGCACCATGATAGTTGTAATCTTTGAAGGTCTCTGAGGCCTTCATCAGATTGGTGTTTTTAGTTAAAGCTGTTAAAAAATCGGCTTCTAAATATGATGGTATTAAGTCATTTGCCATTATAAATCCTTTGTATTATACAGGTCTTATTACATCAGTGTATATATGCTCTATTTCACCATAAGCTATAACAGTATATGTTAGTTGAACCACATATTGATTGTTATCGGGGTCAGCGGTAACGTGTAAATTGCTCACAGTAATCCGATCTTCCCATCTTTCAATAGCTTTTAATAGTAATCTGCCAAGTTCTCTGGCGGTAATCTCATCTATCTGTTCAAACAACATTCCCCAACTCGGGGAAGCAAAAGGAAATAACATCCGTCTGGAACCTGGGAGTGTTTTCCAAATATTACCTATAGAGTTCTCTATAGCTCCAACATCAAGGCTATCAGAAAAGTCACCATTAGCTTTTTTATTTAAATTAATGTTTATATCTGCCCAAATATCTCTACCTCCCGAGCACTCTCACAGTATTGTCTTCTATAATCATAATATGATATAATTCTCTTTATTGTATTTATTAGTATAGTGTTCTTTTTAAGCATTCCTTCATAAATCTATTATCATCAATCCAATCTTTCTCCCATATGTGATAGAGTTTTATATTTTTATTAAAACACATATCAGTTTTCATTTGGTGATTGAGTAATCATATTTTGATCCATGCACTATTTTAGCTTTGGCAATAAACTCCTCTGTATTGGAACTTTTAAACATAGTATTATTCACATACATCCGGTTCGGGTGGTTCATCAGAATAATCACCTTCTGGTGGTGTCTCTGGTGCCGGAGGTGTAGGAATAGCATCCGGTCTAAACAAAGGCATTGGTGGCATTGGCATCATCGGCATCGGGGTAAGTGGTAATGGTGTTGGGGGTATAACCGGATCAGCAGGAACCGCCGATACAGAAAACTCTTGTGGGTCTCCTATAATTGCCTGCATAGCACCCAAGGCGCATCCCTCAGCAACACCATTCCATGTAAGAACTCCAGCTATTTCCGTCATACTCGTATGGATACCAGTAAAGTCTCCTCTAATTTCTATCTCAGGAGCCTCTATAATTATTTTTACCCCCGCTCGTAAGATTAAAGTGTCACCTATCTGCTTTTTTTCAACCCAGTCTGTGTATGTATTTCTATCCATCCAAACCACAGTGTCTTCATACTGATATGTCTCTGTATATTTTGTCAGTAATGTGATCTCTCTTTCGGCACTGGTAACAAATTTGGTATACATACCAGCTGTCCATAGTAATGGATCACCTATAACAACTGTATCAAAGTTACCAACCATCCATTTTTTTGTATTACTTACTGTGAATGTATCATAATCCCCTATTTGGTACTTTTTTGTATCACCAACAACTATAGTATCCTTATCATCTATAACCTGCTCACTGCAATATCCAAGAATAAACTTTTCACGGTCACCATCCAACCATAATTTCTCTGCACTAGATATATAATACCACTGAGTATCCAAAACATCCTTTCTATCATTTACATGTATTTTGCGATAGGATGTTTCCATAATTTCCTCATATTCACTTATGAGGGTTTTTGATGTCCTATTGGATCGGGAGAGTCTATGATAATCACCTACTGTCTCTTCACACTTCACATCCATGGTTATATCCCAGCGTCCCATGGCATTGCGGATAGTCATATTTCCTTCTGCCCCTATCTCAATATATGAGTTGGATGGGTGGTATAAATGAAACCTTTCAGCTCCATCTGTGTTATCAATTTCCACATATATATCCTTATATGTGTGAAAAACATTATTATAGGGGTACTTTGCACTATACATGGGTGGGCATTCATCCCATGCACCACCTATAGCTATATCATTACCCAATCTCTGATCAGGTAACTTGGTCTCTAGTAGTGATGTCATACCCAACTTATCTTTTTTCATCAACCTATGGGTATCCGGTTCTCCAAGCCAATCCGCTGCAGGCCATTCCTCGGCAGGATCGTTAAACCCCTTTAATGGATCGGGTGGTAGTTCCGGCATGCCAGGAGCAGAAAGAAAATACCTTGGTTGCATCCAGTTACCATTCTCAAAGAAAACAAATACATAACTTCCCTGTAATGGAACCATCCAGGTACCATTGCCCGATATACCACCTTGAAATAATCCATAACATGGGTCAGACCAAGGCAATTCTTCTGTAGGAATACCATTTAGAGGATCTTTTATTAATTGCTCATCATGTACCCCGAGAACCCTAATACGGCAACGACATAGGCGATCCGGGTCTTTGTTATCCTCAACGACCCCTCTATGTATACCAAATATCCTATCATTATTGGTTGTGTAATCGGCAATATTTCCTTTCATCGTCATATTGTATCTCACATATTGTTATATCTATAATCCCCTAACACCAGGATTGGTGTATGGTGATGTTTCATATATAAAAATTTTAGTATTTGTTTTTACAGCTTTAGTTAAAACACCATCACTATTATTATACCCATTTTTTATCAATACCATCTTTTGTGTGTATACAGGTTTTTGCCTTGGGGTGAAAGAATGTGTTATAGATTTAACCAAAAAAATGCCATTCATATTTTTATCAAATATTTCATCATCATTAGATGATGGCCACATAACCTCCAAAACCCCACCACAATATCTCTCAGAATGCCCCTCCATTAAAAATGTAACAGTATGCTGAAGACAATATCTTTTAATCCAATCCCCAAAATATATATTTGGCATTATAGAGAGTTCTTCAACCTCACCAATTATATCTTGCTTTGGGGAAATTATAACATCTTTTCCCTCATCAAATAAAGAGTAATCACCAAGACATGTAAATCTTTCAAGGGCATCTTTGTATGTGTATATATTTTTCAAATACCTCTTTCTCTTTATATCAAAACCAACATTCACATAAAACATCATCATCTCAAGAGATTTTTTATCAACTCTTCCATCTGAGTATTTTATTATTCTATTAATATTATATTGATTTTGGGCCCCTATAGTATAGTAACCACCATATGGGGGCATCTGAGTGTTTTGTTGCAGCATGGTTTCCAATGTTACAAGATTATAAGGTGTATCTTGATTTTGGGTACTACTATATAATAGATATCCGGGTTGTCCGGACCCCTCACCACTACATCTATTTAATAACCATTCCACACATTGCGCTGGTGTTTTAAGGCCTGTATAAAAATATTGCAATTTCTCAACACATGGTTCAAAATTTAAAAACATTCCAGGTGGCATACCTGCATGAAATTCAAGTATATCAGCAACATAACTGGTATATAAATCACATTTATATGACTTTGAATAATGCTCCATGTGAAGTTTTTTATGTGGAGCCTCTATAAAGAAAAATTTAAACGATCTTCTCCATTTATCGGTAGTGCTTTCTATCTCCGCAACCTTGATAATATCAAAAGTAAACTTCTTTGTTATATAATCCCCACCATCGGCGGAAGTTCCATATTCAATTGTTATGGTCTCATTTCCCACTATAGGTAAAAATTCTGTAAGACCTCTAGTATCACGACATGACAAACACCCAGTCTTTAAATATGAGAATATATCCTCGATAAAATAAAGATTATCGATATCATCATTATCCATTATTACTGATTGTGCAGATCCCGTTATTGTTACAGAAAATGCTGATTGTGCTGTATTTGTAAGTGCCATTATAGTTTAGATATATCACTGAGATCTCTGAATATCTCATATAAATACTGTTTTTTTAAAACCTTTATCTTTTTGCCTGGATATATCTCTTCATAAGGATTTATTATATCATTTATAGCACATATAAGATACCAATAATATTGTGATCCATAATAACTATACGATATATTATCCCACCAATCGTCCTCCAAAACCACTACAGAGTCAAAATACATATCATTGGTTTTTATATCACTAACAAGTTCAAATGCCCTAAAGTGATTAAGAAAATATTGGTTTGTTTCTGTTATTCGAAATATATTATATATATTTAGTCGTGATGATGTACTAAGTCTCTGCCTGGTAATATCTATATATCTTTTATCTGTTGTTTTTATAGACATTTAATTCCCTCCTCCACCCCCTACCATACCAGT